CATTTGGATAAACTGCATCAACGAGTTCAACAGAATATACGTTTTTAAACGCCCGTGGAACATTCGCACCAACAAATCCAGCTCCGCCCCCATCAAAACGAACTTCAAAATTTCCACTATCAGGCCAAATTGCCCTGTTCCTATCATTTGAATCAATATTCACATAATATGTACGAAATTGATACTTATTTTCACCACCGTGTGCAGCAAACATTTGTGACGGTCCCTGTTGCATTTGCAAAGATTGCAAAGATTGTGTTGTATTCATTAGATTATGTATCTTATTAGTAATAACTAAATTAAATAAAAATAAGCCACCGCATATACGAAATTGTTTATTTAGACTGGCTGACATTAATAGATTTCCTGCCATTGAAGACTTACAAAAACTGCTGTATCAGTTTGTGTGCTTAGATCAGTTTTTCCAGGAGTTGATATATTATTTGTAACAGCTACAACATACATTTGACTATCAGTACATTGTATATTATTTGCAATTAAATTTCGTTTAGTTGTTAATATTGGCACTTGAGCTGGACTATTAATATTATTTGTTAATGTAATTACATATCCCGATGTTAAACAATTTGCAATTGATCCAGTGTAAGTAGTCATATTAGAGCTATACATACTTCCTGAACCGTCACCAATGGCGTACCAAGAACCACCACTTACTAAATTTGATGAGGTTACTTTAACGACACTATATGCGATTGATGCAGCACTTGAATATATATTAATCCCACATAGTTTTAAATATATATGATTCGGATATCCATTAAATGTTGGTGCAAGTTTTATACAAAATACGGGATAATTAACTCCACTTGTGCCATGTGGTACTACAATAGGGACTGTAGATGCATATGAGAAATCTAACCCGCTTTCTTGATAACCACCTTCGCAAATAACAGTTGAACACAGTTTATTCATTGTCACTGGTGCGGATAAAGTAGCTATATTTCGCATTTCTGCACGAATTGGAAGACTACCAGTAGTCATATAGACATTTGATTGTACATTTGCACAATTAAATTCATGACAATCAATCATTTGACCACTAATTACGAAACCACATCGTACACGACCAACACCAAGCCATTGAAAATCTGTGAAAAAGAGTTGGACATTAGACATATTCAAGTTTACGCCGCTTGGGTTTGGTCCACCAGCGCCACCATTCACATTATCAATATTCCATGAGCCTTGAACAGCTTGTTGAGTTGCAATTGTTGGATATCCCACAGATGATCGGATATTAAATGAAAGAGAACCAGAACCAGCATTTGAACCACTTAATTCTAAATAAATACCATCATTATCATCAAAGTATCCTATACGTTTTGTCGCATTACAAGTATATCCATTAAAATTATAGGATTGTAGCACCAATTGGGATTTTCCAGGTTGATAATTGTGATACATATAGGATTGCAATATAGATGTTGCACCGTTTTGAATAGTATTTGAAAGCACAGCAGCTGCCTGATATTTAGAAAAATTGGAAAATCCACCATTTGAGCCTAAGAAACATAAGTTGGTATCAATGACATATTGATTTTTGTAATCAGCAAGAGTATATGGTGTTGCCATTCGCATACGCCCAAAAGCATCCAATTGCATATTTGTCGGTGAAACTACTAGTGGGTTTATATTTGTAATATTTTGACCACCAGTTTGAACATTTACATTATTACTTGTACCTCCAGAACCACCTACAAGTTGAACTATGAGTGGATTATTATTTGAAATTACACCACCGTTACTGGTATTCATCAAATACACTCCACCAATTGTATTACTTCCAGCCAAATTTACAACATTCAAGTTAGCCGCAGAGCTGATACTGACTGCACCGATATAATTAGAACCACCTGATAAGTATACACTACCAATTAAATTAGATGTTCCTGATAAGAAAACACTTCCAATAAGATTACTTGTAGCTTGTGCGACCATATTCAAATTAGCAGCAGAACTGATACTCACCGAGCCAATATAATTTGATGCTCCTGATAGATACACGCTACCCATCATATTACTTCCAGCCAAATTTATAACATTTAAGTTAGCCGCAGAGCTGATACTGACTGCACCGATGTAATTAGAACCACCTGATAAGTATACGCTACCAATAAGATTAGATGCTCCTGATAAGAAAACACTTCCCATCATATTACTTCCAGCCAAATTCACAACATTCAAGATAGCAGCAGATGAGATACTCACCGAGCCAATATAATTAGATGCGCCTGATAAGTAAACGCTACCAATCATATTGCTTCCAGCCAAATTAGACACATTCACAGTTGCAGTGCTAAGTGATACGGCAAGGGGATTTGCAGTTGAAATAACGCCACCATTACTGGTATTTGTTAAATAAACCCCACCAATGGTATTTGAACCAGGGTATAACCCTTGTTCTAAATGAACATGTACTGGATTTGCCTCACTACTACTTACAGTTACCGTTTGAGCAATTGTTATATTACTTGAAAATGTTACATTCACCGATTGTGCGGCGGATAGTGAAACTGGAAGCGGATTTCCAATCGATATTGGTTGTAAATTACAAGCCAATAATGATACTGCCCCAAGGCTACTTGTTGAATTGCCAAGTTGAACAGGCAAAGGATTGTTTGAACTAATAATTTGGTTATTGTTCAAAAGGTATGTGGGATATGTATAACCGTATGTAGACTGTATAGACATATTGTATTGTTTAGCTTATCTTAACTATTTTAGATATTTTAAAAAATAACTTTAAAAAGACAGCCACCGCCATTGCCATCACCATCGCCCTAATATAATACGAATGCGAGTGCATAGCCTAGAAGACCGCCGACAATAACTTGTGGGATATTGTGGCAGCCCCGGGCAACTCTAGAGATAGCCATTAATACGATATACGTTCCTGCCATGAGACCAGCTTGTGGACTTCCACTCATAATTCGTCTAATATTCTTGGTTTGTGAATACATGAATAGAAAGGATACCGTAATGAATGTAGTAAGCATCATATGACCAGACGGCATTCCAATTTGCCCATTGTAGCTACCACCACCGTTAAATATATTACAGTTTTTCGCACCAGCTGGACGGATCATCACAGGATGTAAGACAGGAACTTGTCGTGAAAATGAAATAAATATTTCACTCATAAATGTTCCCACGATAATGGGCGCATATTTCAAATTCTTAGTCTGAATGTATAACACCATCGGCGCAAAAATCAGCGGAATTATAGATAGCGAAACCGCATCCCAAAACACCGTCCCGACCATCGTTATTGCACCTCTTTCTAAATGATGTGTAGAATAGAAATTAGTTTACAAAAAATTAAAGGGATGGCGCAAATGGCCAGTTTAAATCTTCACATATATTTTTAAAAATTTGATCTTGTACCCAAAGTTTTTCTCTCGGTTGTTCCCATAATGAATAAGTAATAAGTACTTAATCATAACTCCCTAGACTCCTGGCTGGTTTTGAGCCTTTTATTCTAGGGCTGCATCTCTGCAGGGCCGGACTATATCTTAAGCCAAAATAGATTGTACTATTAAAGCCCACCGCTACTTAGTCTCTGAACGTTCCTCATGAGCTATATAAGCTTTTAGAGGCTTCGCTGCGGATTATCCAATCTTAAACGTTATTACTATACCCGAGGTCATTACCCTGGCCACTCTTTGTTTTCACATAACAGTTTAGTAGTTTAAGTTCTAAGGACGTTCCCGCAATTCAACGGTGTTGCCAATTGATTCATTCACCAAATTTCAAAGAAATTACATTGAATCAATGACTAGCCCCAGTTTTCACCGGGACTAAAGCCAACTCAGATTGGGTAAGCTGAGTAACTTTTTAATAAAGGGAAGAATCGTAAGTACTCGTGCATATTCAATATTTGGAAGAATTTGTAGAGTACATACGAATATGATAAGAAGTTTTTACGTTCTTTGGGGCAATGCTTCAAGAATGGCCCCTGAATTTCTTTGAACATGCTACATAACTTTTCTTCAAGCTCTGGAGAAAAGTGCGGAGTTGGCACACCATTAATGCGATTTAATATATAAACGATATGTTCATAAAATTTGTTGCATCTGAGACGCTTCATGATCTCACGCATTTTATTATATGTTAATTTCCGTGTGTCATGTATCTTTTCTTTCTTGATTTCTTGAAGGATATTTTCAAAAATTTCTTCAGGAATATCCGTACTTTCTTTGCCTTGTACTTGACTACACCATTCACGAAAATGATTAATACGTTTGTAGCTATAATGAGACGCTTCTTTATTCGGCTGTCGCACGAGAGGCCTATTCTGTTCAATCAAAAGCAGCTCCTGATAGCCACAATCAGAGCACACCATCGCACCATCTTGATGAATACAAGTGAGCTGTAATTGACATCGTGGACACATACCAGTTGCATCAGTATTTTTCGCTTTCACGTGAGTTAAATCAATCTGCGCCAAATATTCATCAACGAGTGAAGCCTTATCAACTATCTTAACTTTCCCTAGACCCGCCGCAGACGGTGCTGAATCTACATTCAATTCCTTGACAATTTCCGCATGATTTGCCCCACCGCCCACAGTGCCCACAGTGCCCACAGCACCTCCGACACCACTTCCAGTCGTTCTGTTGCTACTCCCGCCATTTCCATTAAAACAAAGCGCATCCAAAATAGTTAAGGAAACCGGGGGGGCGACTTTCTTACGACCTTTTACGGCAACCGGACGTTGTTGCTGAACAATTGTAGATACTTCATGGAGTGACGTGGTTTGATTATTTTGTTGTTCAATTAAATCGTAATATTGATATAAAATATTTCCAGTATTTTCAAAATATTCAATTTCATCATCCGCAGATTCTATTTTTGCGATTGTATCTTCAATACTCGCTTTTAATTCTCGTAATTTAACATTACTTGTCCATAATAAATTATATTCGTCACATTCAGTATTATCAATTAATTTAAATTCTTTAATCGTTTTCTCAAGAGATGCCATTTCTTGTAAAATATTCACACGATTTGAACGCAAATTCTTAATATTTGCTTGACTGTCTTGAAGACTTGTAATCATCGTTTGATGTCGTGCATCTAACGTTGAAGTATCTTTGGCAGTATCATGTGTAGCTATTCGTTTTTTAGAGGTTTTCTCCTTAAACATACACGTTCTACTATCTAACTATCTCCAATTGCGAAAACTCTTAAATAGGTATCACGCCATCCATCAACTATCCACCGCAGATTTCAAAATATAGCCCTAAAAATAAAAATCTCCGTATAATATACAAATACTTCTTCTGCAATGGGTGGTGGTCTTCTCCAACTCGTTGCCTATGGCGCTCAAGATATCTACCTGACCGGAAACCCACAAATTACCTTCTTCAAGGTAGTCTACCGCCGCCACACCAACTTCGCCATGGAAGCAATTGAAAATGTTTTCAATGGCAGCGCTGGTTTTGGCAAACGCGTCACTTGCCAAATAAGCCGCAACGGCGATCTCATTCACCGCATGTACGTCCAAGTCAAACTCCCCGCCCTTCAAGGTAACGGTACATATTGGGCATATCACATTGGTCAACGTGTACTTGCTGATGTTGAAATTGAAATTGGTGGCCAACGCATTGACAAACATTACTCCTACTGGCTGTACATCTGGAATGAGCTTTCTCTTCCAGAAGGTAAAGTATGGGCATACCGCAAAATGATTGGTGCATCAACTGGTACAGTAGTCAGTGCAACTCCATACAATGGTACTAGTACAGGTTCATCTGGTCAATACAATTTATTTGTTCCTCTTGAATTTTGGTTCAACCGCAATGTTGGCCTCGCACTTCCATTAATTGCACTACAATACCATGAAGTCAAGATTAACATAGACTTTGAAACTCTCGCAAATTGCATAACTAGAGCTAGCGCAGCGCCATCAACTTCTGGTTTAGGTGATTTAACATCATCACTCTGGGTAGATTATATTTACCTGGACACTGATGAACGTCGCCGTTTTGCTCAACTCAGTCACGAATATCTGATTGAACAACTCCAATTCACTGGAGATGAATCTGTATCTGATCTTACCGTTGCAAAAGCTCAACGTATTAAGATGAACTTCAATCACCCAGTAAAAGAACTTATTTGGGTTGCACAAGCAGATTTACGTGTATCAAATGCATCTACAACTCATGCAAATAATTGGACTAATTTTGCACGCGATGCGTGTAGTTTTGCGGCAGGAACCGTTGCTGGAGACTCTAATGTAGTTGGTTCACTCAACTCTGTAGAAGAATCTGCAAACACTAACATTCAACTCAATGGCCAAGATCGCTTCTATGCACGTGAAGGTAGCTATTTCAACTTAGTCCAACCTTACCAACATCACGAACGTGCTGGAAACAACCCTGGTATAAATGTCTACTCATTTGCACTCAAACCAGAAGAACATCAACCATCCGGTACCCTCAACTTCTCTCGCATTGATACTGCATACTTAAATGTAAAACTTGCAGGATTTTTCAATGATGCTGGAACTCTAGCTGGAAGTACAGTTACAATTTCTGGAACTACAACTGGTAAAATTAAGGTATTCGCAGTGAACTACAACGTTCTCCGCATCATGTCTGGTATGGGTGGTCTGGCTTATTCCAATTAGATAATTCATTATTATGACAACAACGTATTAAATAATTCACGCATTCAGCTTGCCCCTCATTTTTTTTCTCCGTATAATATACAAATACTTCTTCTGCAATGGGTGGTGGTCTTCTCCAACTCGTTGCCTATGGCGCCCAAGATATCTACCTGACCGGAAATCCCCAAATTACCTTCTTCAAGG